TGGGTGAAAGCCCTGATATTGAAATTGAGATTGAAGACGAGGACGCGGAGGAAGAAGAAGCCGAAGTCGAGATCGACGAGGACGAGGAGTTTGCGGAAAACCTTGCCGAAGATATGGACGAGGACGCGCTCACAGAGCTTGCCGGTGACTTGTTGGGTGAGTTTGACGAAGATATTAGCAGCCGCAAAGACTGGATGCAGACCTACGTAGACGGTCTCGACTTGCTTGGTATGAAGGTTGATGACCGGACTGACCCTTGGCCCGGTGCGTGCGGTGTGTATCACCCGATGCTGTCGGAAGCGCTCGTAAATTTCCAAGCTGAGACCATGATGGAGACGTTCCCGGCCCGTGGGCCTGTGCGGACGGAGATTATAGGCAAAGAGACGCCAGCGAAGAAAGAAGCCGCTGAACGCGTTGAAGCCGACATGAATTACCAGTTGACCGATGTGATGATCGAATATCGGCCTGAACATGAGCGTATGCTGTGGGGGTTGGGCCTCTCAGGAAATGCGTTTAAGAAGGTCTATTACGATCCATCACTCGGTCGTCAGACAGCGATGTACGTGCCCTCTGAGGACGTTGTCGTACCTTATGGCGCGTCTAGTTTGGAAGTCGCTGGACGCGTCACCCATGTAATGCGGAAGACACCCAATGAGGTTGCTAAACTACAGGCAGCAGGGTTCTACCGTGATATTGAGCTTGATGACCCCGTAGATAGCCTTGACGAAGTCGAAACAGCTATCGCTGAACGCATGGGTTTTAAGGCGTCAACTGATGACCGATACAAGCTACTTGAGATGCAAGTCGAACTTGAGCTTGAAGATGATAATTTCCGTGATGATGAAGACGAAGGTATCGCTCTTCCGTATATTGTAACCATTGAGAAGGGTACACAGACAATCCTGTCTATCCGCCGTAATTGGAACTCCGATGACAAAAAAAAGCTTAAACGCCAGCATTTCGTACATTACCCGTATGTTCCGGGCTTTGGGTTCTACGCTTTTGGCCTTATTCATCTCATTGGTGCTTTTGCTAAGTCTGGCACCAGTCTTATTCGTCAGCTTGTTGATGCTGGTACTCTATCTAATCTCCCGGGTGGTTTCAAAACTAAGGGCTTGCGTGTCAAGGGTGATGACACACCAATAGCACCGGCTGAGTGGCGTGACGTAGACGTAGCCTCAGGGACAATGCGTGATAACATCATGCCGTTGCCCTATAAGGAGCCAAGCCAAGTACTCTATAGCCTTCTAGGTACCATAGTAGAAGAAGGCCGTCGTTTTGCAGGCGCTGCTGATATGAAGATCAGCGATATGTCTGGGCAGGCTCCTGTGGGCACCACACTGGCTATCCTTGAGCGCACGCTTAAGTCCATGTCCGCCATTCAGGCACGCGTCCATTACTCGATGAAGCAAGAGTTTCGGCTTCTTAAGGGTATCATCCGCGACTACACACCAGAGTCGTACAGCTATGACCCCGTAGAAGGTAGCCGTAAGGCAAAGCAAGCCGACTATGATATGGTCTCTGTTATACCTGTATCTGACCCCAACGCTGCTACAATGGCGCAGAAGATCGTGCAGTATCAAGCTGTGCTTCAGTTGGCTCAGACTGCCCCGCAGATTTACGACATGCCTTATCTGCACCGTCAGATGCTTGACGTATTAGGTATTACAAACGCCGAGAAGCTTGTCCCACTTACAGATGGCGACGATATGAAACCGCGTGACCCTATGTCCGAGAACATGGATGTCATAAACGGCAAACCCGTCAAAGCGTTTATATATCAAGACCACGACTCACATATCGCTGTACATACGGCAATGATGCAAGACCCAGAGGTGGCTGCAATGATTGGCCAGAACCCACAGGGCCAGACTGTTATGGCTGCTATGCAGGCCCACATGCAAGAGCATTTGGCGTTCTCCTACCGCAAACAGATAGAAGAGCAGGCGGGCGTTCCGCTTCCGCCACCTAATGCCGAGATGAGCGAAGATATTGAGCTTCAGGTTTCACGCCTTGTAGCAGCCGCTGCACAGCAGCTTTCACAAAAGAAGCAGGCTGAAGCGCAACAACAACAGAACCAGCAGATGGCTCAGGACCCAATCATCCAGATGCAGCAGCAGGAACTGGCTATTAAGCAGGGCGAACTCGAACTCAAGAAGCAAAAAATGCAGATCGACGCCGCTGAGAGAAGCGACAAGCTTGAGCTTGAGCAGAAGCGTATTGAATCACAAGAAGAGATAGCCGGTCTACAGATCGGTGCAAAACTTGCGGAGTCCAAGGGTAAACTGGACGCCGAGCAAGAGGCAGAGGGTCTACGCATCAGCATGGAAGTTATCCGTGACCAGATGAATATGAACCAGCAACAAGGAAAAGCCACCCCGGCTTTTCCTACAACAGAAGAGGTAACAAATGAGTGATTTACTCAGGCACCTGTCAAAAAAGGTGCAAGAAGAGTTGAGAGTTATCGAAGCAGACATGGCAATGGGTAACGCTGCTGATTTTGGGGCTTATAAGTACGCTTGCGGCATATACCGTGGTTTACTCGTAGCAAACAATATCATCATGGAAGCCGCTGAACGCATGGAGGTGGAGGATGACTGATCTTATCGACATAGCAGGTAAACCTATACCTAAGGTCGGCGCAGCATCCGAATTTGCTGTAGAAGATCGACCTAAGCAGCTTCCTGATCCCTCTGGATATCGCATTCTCTGTGCGCTGCCAGATATCGAGAAGAAGACCGATGGCGGGATTATCAAGGCGGATATAACCCTTCAGCACGAAGAACTGCTGACGGTTACCCTATTCGTCATGAAAGTCGGTCCTGACGCCTATAAGGATAAGAAACGGTTCCCAAGTGGCCCGTGGTGCAAAGAGGGCGATTTTATCCTTGTACGACCACATGCCGGTACCCGCGTCAAAATCCATGGCCGAGAGTTCCGCATACTTAACGATGATGCAATCGAAGGGGTGGTTGAAGACCCCCGAGGTATTTCACGCGCATAAGCCTAGGAGGCACAAATGATTGAAGAAAATGATGATGATTTCTCTTTTGAAATCGAAGATGAAGCTACTGACACCGAAGTCAGTAAACCCGAAATTGAGGTAGAAGACGATACCCCAGAGGCCGACCGAGGCCGTGAGCCGATGCCGAAGGAGATCGTTGACGAACTCGAAGCCGACGAACTCGAAGAGTATTCTGAAAAGGTCAAGCTTCGTCTAAAGCAGATGAAGAAGGTCTGGCATGATGAGCGCCGTGAAAAGGAACGCTATCAACGCGAACAGAACGAGGCTCTTACTGCTGCACAACGCTATCGCCAAGAAGCCGAACAGCTTCGCCAAACAATCGCCTACGGGCAGGAGTCATTGGTTGGTAGTGTTAAGCAAAACGTAGAGTTTGAACTCTCTGAAGCTCGTAGGGCTTACCGTGATGCTTATGAAGCAGGGGATACAGATAAAGTACTCGAAGCCCAAGAGAAGTTACATACTGCTCAATATAGGCTCGAACAACTTGCTAATTATAAACCTGCTTTACAACCTCAAGAGACTGAGGTACAACTTGCTTCGGAAGCGGTCCAAATCCCGCGCCCAGATCAAAAAACGACTGCGTGGCAAGAGCGCAATCAATGGTTTGGTCTGGATGAGGAAATGACCGCCTCGGCTATAGGGCTAGATCAAAAGCTCAAAAAACAGTACGGTGATAGATACATCGGTACTGACGAATATTGGGGCGTTATCGACACAACGATGCGTCGTCGTTTTCCTGAGTATTTCGGGGATTCTGAACCAGCTAGCAGTGACACAAGACCTGCTGCGCGTACAAACAAATCAGCCGTTGTCGCCTCTGCGTCACGAAGTACATCCTCCAAAAAGATCGTACTAAGACAGTCCCAGCTAGCAATCGCTAAAAAGTTGGGTTTAACCGCCGAGCAGTATGCTCGTGAAGTTGCAAAGGAGAAATAAGATGGCTGAGAATCGTATTACGCGTGATGTAGACACTCGTGCACAGGCCGAACGGCCTAAGGCTTGGCAACCAGCTTCAACGCTGCCTGAGCCTGATAAGTTAGACGGATACAACTACCGATGGGTACGCGTATCGACACTGGGGCAGAGTGATGCTCGCAATACTTCGTCGGCTTTTCGTGAAGGCTGGGAACCAGTACGTATTGAGGAACAACCAAAGTTCCAAAATATAACCGACCCGGATAGCCGCTTTAAGGACAACATCGAAGTCGCAGGTTTGTTGCTTTGCAAGATTCCTACTGAGTTTATGGAACAACGTCGTGCTCACTTTGAGAAGATGACCCAAGACCAGAACGAATCAGTGGATAGCAACTTCATGCGTGAAAACGATCCAAGGATGCCGCTCTTTACAGAGCGTAGGTCCAAAACATCGTTTGGTTCAGGCAAATAAATCTTAGGAGTTAAGAAACATGGCATACCCTACTGTTTCGGGACCATATGGTCTCATTCCGATCAATTTGATCGGCGGTCAGGTTTTTGCCAGCGCTACTCGTTCGATTCCGAT